CACCGTAGCTAGCCGGCTCTGAATCTAGGTCGACCCAACACGCCATCGTGAGAGTTGTGACGTTACTCGCGCCGCCCCACGAACCACTGAGGATTTCGGTCGCTGCCCCGTCGAAGTTTCTAGCCATGGCTAGGTCGAGTATTCATACGTTGCGCCGTAGAAATAGCCATCCTCGGTCATCGTGTCGCCGGCGTCAGCGCCGTCTCGAAATAGCTTAATCAGGATGCGGTCACCCGCGACAGCGCTGTCGAAGTTGGCCAGCGATATCTCTATCTCTTGCAGTTGCCGTGTTCCAACGCCAGCATCCGCTGCGCTCAGGTTCGTGGTCGCAAACGTCGCAGAACCAATAGCGTCATCGGTGTCGCTGTTGGGCGTTACCTTCCAGATTTGCGCCTGCCAGACTATGTTTGCTGTAGAGCTGACACTGTTTGACCATTGGATCTTGAGCACGTCAGCCGAGGCGCGGTTTGACGGCACCCGGAGCGACACGTAAACCTTTTCGATGATGGTGTCATCGAACGCAAGATATGGGTCGTTCTGGGTTGTGAAAAGCAACTGCGGGGTCAAAGTCGGATCTGGTTTCCAGACCCCAACCGGCAGTTCAAATATTCCGGTAGCCATTACAAGCTCCCCAGCCGGTCAATGACGGCGCGCATTTGGGTTTTCAGAACTGCGATATCGCGCGGAGGTCTATCGGAAATCGCGGCAATCGATGCCTTGAACTGCGCCATGTCCGACGCTCCGTCCGACGCATCCAGGATGGCGTTAGTGGTGAGCGAATGCCGGTTGAACTCGTCGACGAAGATTTCACCCATTGCGCGGAGCGCCATCTTGGCAGTTATCTCTCCCTTCTCGGTCTCGCGCTCGGCGGTCAGTGCTTCCGCCGCTTCCGCCGCGCCCACTACCGCCTTTTCAGCGACGCTCATCTCAGTAAGCACATCGCCGACAATATTGACGTGTTTGGTCGGCACACTGGAGTCCCGAAACGGGCCGCCCGCGATCATGGGACTGTGAATCCATTGCGCGAGCGGAAATAGTGGATTGTTAACCGAACGCCTAAATTCTTTGGTTATCCGGTGGAGAACGTCACTCATTCTTTAGGCTCCTTCCACGCCGGCAGCGGCTTCAGCCGCTCGGCCAGATTGAATGCGCTCGCTATCTCGTGAAAACTGTTGAGATGCGCGATCATGTCTTTACACAACTGTGAGGCATGCTCAAGTCCCTTGCGTGCTTCGATGGATGACTCGCGCAGCAACTTAACCTCGCCGTGCAGCGCGCGGTAACCCTCGTCATGGGCGATCAACGCCGCAGTACTCTTGTTGAGCCGCGCCAACACATCATCATGTCTGGTGGACAACCCCTCTTGAAGCTCGAGCATCTGAACGTACTTCGCATCACCCTGGGTAATATGCTGATCAAGCCGAGTGACCGCGGCCGTGGCATAGTCCTTGTATTCCACGAGCGTCGCTTTGAACTCCTCCAACGCCGCCGACAATTGTTCAACCGTTGTTTCACAATTCATGCACCCAACCATAGTCGCACGACCAGCTCCAGTAAGAATTTCCAATCGCTCAATTCAAACGTGCCCGCTGCCACCTTCCTTAACGTTGAGATGACGCCGGTTAGCAACACCAGCGTCAAGAGCCAAGACTGGACCGCATGAACTCGGTCCTGGCGCCGCTTGTAAATGAACCGGCGGTATATCTTCTCAGGTGATTCGGACTCTTTCAATTTCTCAGGCTTCTGAGGCGGCGCTGGCGTCTCTTGCTGCGCACGCGCTTGCTCACCCTCGACCTTTGCCCGGAGTAGTCTCCGGATGTTAGTCGTTGTGCGCCAGTCAACCATGCGTAGCTAATCCGTTTCTTTAACCATCGCTTGCGCAAAGCGTTTGTTCGAATCTTCATTGTTCTTAAGCTGATCCATTGGGTTTACCGAGATCGCGCATACTCCCCCAATCGCGACATACCCCTGCTCGTGCAGCGCATTGATCGCTTGCGCTAAATCACGCGGGTTTTCTCCCCGCACAATCCGATAGTAAGGTTTCGGTGGATCTAACTCTTCGACATCAAAAGTAGGGATCAACTCGCCTTTCGGTGCTGTTGCCATCTCATCCTCCAAGCGGGGCCATCCCCCCGCTCCTTTTACTTACCCTTATTCAGGGGGTCACCGGCGGCGTATTCCCCGCCATCTTCGACAAGATCTGAGCCACCCCCATCGGTGTGATCCCTTCCTCGGCACTGGTGTTCATGACGTTGTCAGCGGCTTTGCTCAGCACCGCGAGTAGCAAAGTTCCCTGCGATTGCTGCAACGCAACGCCATTCGCCATCATCATGCTTTGCCAGAATGCAGTCTGCCCTCCGCCGGTCTTTACGTCTTCAAACGCTACGGATTCCGCTGCCTCTTTTACAATCTCTGCACTGTCGTCAGCCATATCAATCACCTCTAGCTGATAGCCATCCTTCTCATACTAGAGGTCCGGGCAGGGGAGGGATGGCTCCCTTTTCGCGCTCGGAGGAGACCTAGCACTAGCCCGAACCGCTGGATCGCCTTTCGGCGAATTCGAGTCGAAACACTCCTCGACTATAGCCTAAAACGGGTTTTCAGTCGGGTTTCGGTCCGTCTTTAGTTGGGCGTTAGTCTTGTTCGATGGTTGGCATAAACTTCCTAATAATAACGACTGGAACATTAGACTCTGGATCGGCCTTCGTTAGGATCTCGATTCCCGATTCCTTCGCGCCCTGGCGGTACATCGCGGATCGCGCCTTTGCTAGCGCAATTTGATTGGCGCTCATATTCGCCTTCATATGCCTTAGCTCCAGCATCGCCAGATCCTCCCATTTCATCCGCCGGTCCTCCTCCGCCTCCTTGAAATGGGCCAGGAAGCGACGCTCGCCTATTTTGGCGTGGGGGTCCCTCAACCACCGGAAGATCGTCGGACAGTCGAACGTACGGTTCGTCTCCTCGGAGATTTGCTCGCAAGAAGAGGTCAGTGTCAGCCCCTCCCGCATCAATTTCAGTAATTTCTCCCCGATCGCTTCCTCGAATTTGTCAATTGGGATGATGGATCGCCTAATTTCTTCTATTTTGTCAATTTCAGGTTCCACATGCTTCTCCGTGTTTTTGAGGAATTCTTAGTTTACTCGTCCGTCAATCTTAGTTCGAGATTTCCTGATTGGTCTTTTTGTAAACTATAGTTTTCAATTTTTTTCTCATTTTGGAGAGAGGGATACATCGACTTCCATGTCGATGTCTGAATGCGAATCATTCTTATTTCGGCTACCCCCCCCTAACCGAAATCAGAATGATTCGCATTCACACTTCCATTCGCATTTAGCGCGATGGGTCATGCGTGACTGGGTGGTCAGTTATGACTGGGTGGTCAGTTATGACTGAGCAGTCATGTATGACAGCTCAGGCATACAGTACTGAGCGCATTGTCGTTACGTTATAACGTTACGACTATGCGATCAGTACTGGGTGCGCGATCAGCACTGTATAAATAAACGTTATGTTATAACGTTGCGAATGCGGATTATTCTGAACAGTGTTCAATTTCATACTACGCGGGATGGCTCGATAAGTTAGTGGTCACTAACTTAGTGGTGGGGGGAGGGCGGAATCGGCACACAAAAAAAGGGAGCCGAATGGCTCCCTTGATGTTTCACGTGGAACGTTGAGCGTTACGCGTTAGCAGTCGCCGCGCTTTGGTAAGCATCCATAGCATCTTTAAGATCGATACAGTGCTGATGCGAGGGGTGATCAGCAAACGCCGCGTAAGACTTCGTCAACTGTCGCATAGCGTGGATTAACCAATCACTCCGCAAGCGTAGTTCAGTCTCCTTATTCATCTTCATCTTCATGTCATACCCCAATCTGCTTGTGCATTGAACCCCGATCCTAACATAGATTCCGCAACTACGTCAACCCTTTCAGCACGCAAAAAAGGGGAGCCAAATGGCTCCCCTTTTTTGCGTGGAACGTTGAGCGTTACGCGTTGGCGCTAGCCTCCGCACCGTTGCCCCTGGGCACCTTGCGTGCGGCTGTCTTTTTCTTGGCAACCTTTGCCTTGGGTCGCGGCTGGCCGATTACCTTCTCGCGTTGCTCAATAGCCAGCTCAAGAGAAGCAATAAACCCCCGCACCCGCTTCACGTGACCAACACCCTGAGCGGCGCTTGCGGGCTTGGTCTCAATCAACCGTTTGACCAGCGACACCAACACCATATCGGCGACCTTAATCGACTCATCGAGATCCCCCACTTTAGCCAGTGCCTGTTCGATGAGCGTGCTAGGCGAATGCACTACCTTTTTGACGACATCGCCAATTGTCTCCTCCGTGATCTCCCCTTCCCTGGTGAGGTGAAATTTTGCGAACACTACCTGCTCGCGATCGTGCTCTGTCTGCTTCTGATCTGCCTTACGCTTATCAGACTTAGCCTTTGCCGTTCGCTCAATCGCTCGCGCTCGGTTCGGTGCGGACATGTCGGCCAACCGCTTGATCTCTTTCTGCGCGTCCTGAAAAGGTTTCAGCCATTCCAGCAAGGCGTCGCGACCGCGGCTAAGTATGCGAATCATCGGAGGATATTCACCAGCGAATCGACCCGCCTCTTCGTACTCTGAAACGATGAAGTTCTCATCATCATTCCAACCTTTCGCAGGGTCCGAAAGTGCCATGATATTTCTAATCGTACCGTCCGTTGGCAACATCATTTGGTCGAATGTGAGCACTACGCCCGCGGGCAGTTTTGACGGGCGACCCATCTTCATATCTATCAATGCCCATCCCCAAGACTGGCTGAAATTTTTCGGGTTCGTTTTCGGGAACGTTGCGCGCGCGGTCCGAAGCAGCACCGAAAGCCTATGATACTTCCGAAGCACAACCACGTGCGCTGCACCTAATCCTTCCATCGACTCTTTTGCCGACGCGTACGCTTCCATAATCGCCGTTCGGTCTTTGGCGGGTATAACCGACGTAATTTCCTTGCCGGTATCGTTATCGATTGTCACTGTTTCGCGCTTTGCCATTTTCGTTTCCTTTCATGTTGCCGGGGCGAGTATCCACCCCAGTTCTTATTTGACCATGGATTCCTATCCTATGTCAACCCCTTTCCACAACGCGTTGTGGAAAGCTCAAGTGTGGGTGTAGCCGTCTAACTCGATGCCCACATCCATCGAGCACCATCGACCGAACAGCGCAGGATCGTTAACGCTGAACGGTCGAAACCTTCGACGAAATTCTCGGTAACTCTCCTTTCCGAGAGCATGCATCCCATCATACAAATCGAACAGCGCCTCGCGCTGCGCCCGTGTTGCCGGCGGTCGTCGATGCCTATTCATCGTGCGCGTACCAGAGCAGCGAACCTGGAACGAATGGCGCATGATGCGGCGGCTCATTCAACCATTCTGCAGCCGTACAATCATCCAACTGTCCACGGATCAATATCTCACCGAATTTCCCAACAAATTCGGCGCAATCAATGTCCACGCCGTGATCTTCAGCAGACTGTTTCGCCAACAAAAGCGGACCCTTAACAATCAATTTCACCTCGCTCTCCTCAATCAATCGGCTCAATAGGCTCGGACGACCAATAGTTCGGATCAGTCAAAACGTCCGGACGATACCTGCTAAGAACTTCATCGACGCACTTATCACAAACTTTACCGAGCGGGATACCGCGCGCATCATGCTCCCACCATGTTGGCTCAGAATGTACACACCTATTCATTCTCGAATCCTCCGTTGCGGCCGCAGGATTGCGGCCGTATTGTGATCTTCGCATACTTCCATGCTTATGTCAATACCCTGACATTGTTTCCACAACGCGTTGTGAAAACTCAGACTTCGAGCGCATAGATGTCCTCGGCCAACGCAAGCGCCCGCGACTTTAGTTGCTGCCCAGAGCCGAACCACGCTGAATCCAATCGATTGTCCGCATCGCGCACGGGCTTGTCATGATCGATGTACTGCGTCACCGCGTTGACCGCGCCCCACGCGGTATTAGCAATCGCAGGACGTGTGCGCTCGTACTCCGCCCATAACCGGTTGAACGTGCGAAAGCGTGCGGGGTGCTCCACCTCATCCGCAAGATCGACGTTAAGTAGCTCAGCAAAGAACCGTCGCGCACGATTATCAGTGAACGGAAATTCCGAAAGCTTGTTAATACTCGCGATGAACGCGTCCCAACTGGCATCGACGTTCACCAACTTAAGATCACGTTTAACCTTATCGGGATCAAACACTGTCGAATGGCGCGTAATAACCTTGCTGCCTTCTCCGCCGAGCATGGACATTTGCAACGTGTTGTTACAAACCACGCGCACACTCGTCAAGCGAGTTTGAGTAGCAAGCGAACCATCGCAAGACGTCGCTATCAAAGTGTACGCAAGGATCTGTTCCCCGCGGATCTGCGCTTCACGTCCCGTAAGAGCTAATGCCCAATACGTCGTACCCCCGCGAAGCATCCCAGCGGTCTCCATCTGGAACCCTTGCGATTCGCAAAGGTCGCGAAAGAACTCAAGCACCTCCATCGGCTGAACCAACTTGTAACGCGTGCTTGCAATCGAAAGCGGCGCACGATTATCCGACCGATAAAGAATCACGCGATCAGGATAAAGACCGTCCATGAAAGGAATTGGCGTCTTTTCGACGTACCACTCAAAACCCGCAGCAGCGGCCCACCGTTCAATCGACGAACCAGGCTGTAACCTTGTACCCTTACCATGCCAAGGAACATCGCCCACGTAGGCCATATCCTCCCGATAAATTTCATCGCTCATGATCGCTCCCCTTTCTCTTCCAAGGACTTCCCAAACACTTCCGTCACCTTGTTGTAATCACTCACAACCGCCCGCTTAACCTTGCGATTCACAGCATTCGGCCCGTGCATCCTAAAATTGTGCACAGCCGCCCCTTGCTCTGTAGGAAAAATCCGGGAGCACTTCAGACACCCAACCTCGCCCGACATCAAGAACTGATATTTTTGATATCCCCTATCAGACGGAAAAATGGGTTGTTCATTCCCAGGCATCAACTCACGCCGCCCTATCGGCACATTCCTGATAGGAGTCGTCTGAGAATGCTTACGTTTCTTCGTAACCTTCTTCGCATCGCGCTTCGCGCGAACCTTCGCGGGCTCCTTTCCCAACGTACCAGGCATCTTCCTCATCCGCTCGCGTTGCAACACATCGAATTTAGCTTCTTGAACCGTCAGCCCCACATCCTCCGACCAACACTTGAGCCTCGCCTCGTTTCCCTCAAGCTCGAACTCGACCCATCGATTCTGAGCATCACGCGCCCTAACAACCAAGAACTCAATCGACGAATTCTCAAGCAGGGGTACGATCGTCCCCAACAATTGCGAAGCCTCTATCAAACGCTTGTTCATCGCTCTCTTCTCCTTCGGTTTCCACAACGCGTTGCGGAAACTAAACCCCCAGCCAGACAATCCGACCAGTATCAATCATTATGACATAAATACAAACTTGTGTCAACCCCTTACGTGTGCGTCAATACGCGGGCGCATATGCGCTTCTTTAATAACGCGAGGAGATTAAAAATGGTCGACATTACCGATCCGAACATCATCCGGGACGACGACATTCGAGACTTCACTCGCAAGGGTCGCGTGCAGCATTGGGACACGATGGATGTCGCAAGATTCATCGCGAAAACTTACCAAGGTGCGTACGGCGAAGGACCCTTTCCTTGGCGTCCAGATTGGCCGTGGCAAACGCTCACGCCGCGGTGTTGCGTAGGCGATTGTGATCGCCCTTCTTTCTTCAAATTTAAGTCGCAACTTTTCAACCCGAAATGCCGCCACCATGCGAGGGAAGAAACGTCTCAAGCCCTTGACCCGAAGATCTAATTATGTTAACATATATAAGGATCGGACGGCCTTCAGTTGGGGTGCGAAAAGACCCTAAAAATCAGCTAGCTAGCAACCTCTTTTGTAACCTTATAAGAATTAAGTGGTAACGATATAGTTACTACGTAATTTACCTTATTAATAGGTATATATATAGCTAGCTAGCTACTACTAATTCTTAATTCTTCCCGCGACCAACCCGAACGTAGGTCATTGAAATGAAAGTAAAATATTACCGCCATCTTTCCGAAAAAGCTTGGGAGGTTATGCTCTCAGCACTAGCTGTCGCTATCGATCGAGCGGGGTCAAAGTCAAATTTGGCCCGAAAAATAGGAATTGAGAAAAACCTACCTACCGTCTGGTCACAGCGAATTCGCGTCGTAACCTTCGAACAAGCTATAGCTATTGAGTTTGCGTACAACGTTTCGAAGAAGAGTTTGCGTCCCGATATCGACTGGGATTACGTCGATCTTCCCCTCGAAAAGTTGCCGCAAAAAATGCTAACCGCACTCGGCGAGTTTCCACAACGCGTTGTGGAAACATGAAAAAGAGAAGGAGAAAGAGCGATGAAAAATAAGATTGATTGGTTCAAGTTATGGGCGTGGAGCGGCGCCCTTATTTTTTCTATCGTGGTGTGGATCGCAGTGATTGAGATCGTTTTACGAGCATGAAAAAGAGCACCGAACGCGAGCGTCAGTGGGCGTTCCTTAAGGCACTTTCACGACTGATTCTTTTCGCCGAGCAAAGCGGTTGGATGCTCACCGGAGGCGACCTGAAATCGCGCCCCGGCAACAAGCCAAAGCACTCTAAGAACTCTTACCATTACCGGCGGCGAGCGGTTGATCTCAACCTCTTTTTTAAGGTCAACGGCAAGTGGGAATACCAGACCACGACCGAAGCACACAAAGAGTTAGGAACGTGTTGGGAAGCGCTCGGCGGAACGTGGGGCGGTCGATTTACTAACCCTGACGGGAACCATTACTCGTGGGGCGAGGGGAAGCGTAGGCGTCTCGACGAGTGAAAAAAAGCCCCGGGGGCCGGGGCTTAAAAGACAACATGAAGAAGGAGAGAGACCTTGCACAAAGACCTCGTAACAAGTTTCGCATTTGTCAGTAAGATATTCAACCGTTTGGAAGATGACGAACTCCCCGTCGTCGTTTCAAACGAAGGAAAGGGTTGGCGCACGTACTGGCCGAACCCTCAGATCATGGTGCGGCCTGCCGCTTGGTACTTCAGCGTAGCCGCGCACCGGTTCATACCCCAGCAGCCGTGGCCCAAGCGCGGCAAGACTTTTTTTTCTTCCGCACATGCGATCGTCCTGGATGACATAGCTACTAAAGTCCCTATCAAGCGCATCCCCTCAGCGGCGAAGCCCAGTTGGATTTTGGAGACCAGCAAGGGCAATTTTCAGTACGGGTACCTTATCCACAGGATGCCGGACAAGGAGTATTACGAGGCGTGCATGCGAGCGCTTGCCGCCGCCCACTTAACCGACGAAGGCGCGATCGATTGCGTCCATCTTTTCAGGTTGCCTCATTCGCGCCATCAAAAAACGAATTTTTCAGCCAAGCTCAAAGATTACGTCCCGAACCGGCGCTATCTGATCCGAAATTTGATGGCCAATTTTGGAATCGACCCTGACCATCTCAAGCTGCCCGAGCAGAAAAGGTGGGAAGATCCCGAAAAACCAACCTCGAAACAAATCAAAGATGACCTGATCTGGGGGTTCATACAGGAGCACCACTTATCACGAGGTGTCACCAACGACTCAGGATGGGTGGCGGTAGTTTGTCCTTGGCATCAAGAGCATACTGACCCGTCAGATCGGGAGGCCCGGTACATGCCGGGAGCGGGGGCGTTCCACTGTTTTCACGAAAGCTGTCGAAACAATTCTACCCTTGATTATTACAACTGGGTGAACAGTCAGGAGAGAATGCTATGCCTGAAGAAGTTGGAGGTGGACGTGGCACAAGAAACAAAAGAAAAAGCAAAGGCGAAGACAAAAGCGAAGACAAAAGCGAAGACAAAAGCGAAGACAAAAGCGAAGACAAAGACCAAAAAACCTTATCCCGAAGACGTTCAAAAGTACCAAGCGCAAAGAAAGAAGAAGATGCAAACCGAACGCATCACCAGCGTGAGGCGCAAGCGGAAGGTGATAAAAGCAAAACGGCCGTCCAGCTAGTAGACCAGGAGTTTCAGGACGCGCTGAAAGCGCAACCGAACTCCGGCTTTACTGTTGTCGATGAAATCATCGATGCGATTCCGCGGCCGCAAACGATTTTTTTACCCAACACAGTAATGACGCAGAAGAAGGGGCCGTCGTTCAAGCAGCCGGCAACGGTTCAAAATATCGCAAGTGTGCTAGACCAGCTCAACATTACGAGCCGGTTCAATTTAATGACGCGCAAGATAGAGCATACGTTGCCGCCCGCCGCGGAGACGATGATAAATAAGGTGGGGCGGAACGACTTACTTGTCGGATCAATTATTGAAAATATGCTGCATTTTGCAGCGATTAATGACTCCAAGAAGATCTTCGAATGTCTGGAGTCGATCGCGACCCTCAACACGTATCACCCGGCGTATGAGTATTTCAAAGCGCTGCCAAAGCCACGGAACAAGATCGCGATCGCAAAAGGTCCGATCGTTCCGAGGGGGGAGTTCAAGAAGCTCATAGATAACGCCATCGTTTTCGAGAACGCGCACGAGAAAAAGGTCGGCGCGTCTTACCTTTATCGAACGTGTATCCAAGCGGTCGAGGCGTCGTGCGGGTGGGCGAAGCCGCGCCTATCGCAGAAGGCGCACGTACTTTTATTTATCGGCCCGCAGGGGTGCGGGAAGACGTCTTTCATTCAGTACTTGTTCCCCGATGACCCGCGAACTGAAGGCTTTGTTAAGACGGGGGTCAGTCTTCATCTCGATTCGTTTTCAGCCCGGGATTCCGCGCACATCGCACTAACGCATGTGATCGTGGAGATGGGGGAGATCGAGTACACCTTCAGGAAGTCGGACTACGGCGCGATGAAGAACTTTATCTCGCGGATAGAGGACTCGTACCGGTTACCTTACGCAAAGATTGAGATCACCTACCCGCGGTGCACGATTTTTATCGGGACTGCGAACGGTCTGGACGTGCTGAACGACCCTACCGGGGCGCGGCGGTACGCCCCGGTACGCGTGAAGTGGATGCACAACCCACGCGAGCACGTTGACCTGGCGAAGATGTGGGCGGAATTTTATCAATTGTGGCTACAAGAAGAGTCGTGGTTTTTGACCCCGGAGGAGGAGGCGTTCAAGGGGGCGCGGGAGATGGACTTTACCAGCTCGGACGAAATTACGGACAAGCTGAACATGTACTTCGGTGAGCGGTTCAAGACCACGGATCCGAAGACCTGGACGCCGGTCAATTTCTCATACCTCGCCGAGATCTTGAACATCAAGGCCACGCCAGTAACCGGCCCGAAGGTCAGGCAGTGGTTCTTGAAGACGCATGGGATTGAACGATTATCGCGCTACAGCGATACGAAACGTGGGTTCAGCGTCCAGTTGTGCTGGCTGGTGCCGCTGTACCCTGAGCACGTGAAGTGGGTGCACGACAAGTTTAGGAAGTGATGTTCCACGTGGAACGTTGGGGGGAGAGAAGTATGGGTAATTTAACTACGGCGAAGAAGTTCAATTCGCTAACACTTTCGGATTTAGCTGATTCGGTAATATTTTACGAGGTTCATCGAACGCTCAAGCATTACGAAAGGATGCAGGCTGAGGTCGAAGAATTGTACGAGCTTGCTAGCGGAAGCAACCTTGTCACTAGCGAACTAATTCTTAGAATGATCAAGCCGTACGTGAATGGGGGCGAAGCATGAAGTTTAAGTTCTTGGGCTCGCCGACCTGGACTGCGGTTCAGCTAGAGCTATTCCCCGATAACTTTCGCGAGCAGTATTGGCAATCTCTGGATGGGAGCGTTTTTAAGAGAACTAACGAACTGATTGCTGATTTTGAGAAATTGAGGGAAAGGATTTATCGCCCTTACCCGTTGACATAGGTCCCTAATTCCGGTATAATGTTAAGTTCAAGTGGGGGATCGCCTTTTCAGAATGGGAAACGGACAGGCGTGACGCTTCTTGAAAACCTGGGGGTGGGGGTCTCGCTCTCTCCCACCCCCGCCTAACTAGGGCGAGAGCCGGGGGTTGCCAAGGGTCTATGACTGAAAGGCGACTTACCTGATTTCCCGGCTCTTGCCCACTTTATTTCCACAACGCGTTGTGGAAAGCAAAGACCACGAAGACCACTAAGGAGCAAAGACATGACGATTGGAAATCTGATAAAGCAATGTCGGGACGCGGCAGAAGAACATCGAAAAGCTGTCGAAGTTGCTAAGAAGACTAGCGCGAAATTAGAATTCGTTAAGGCGTTAACGATCGAAGCGTTGGAAGAAGAGGGTACGGACACCGCACGCGACGCAGAGACCGTCGTCACCCGCACTGAAAGAAAGCTTCCTCAAGTCGTCGACTGGGAAGACTATTACAAGTTCATCCGCCGCAACAACGCGTTCGAGTTGTTGCATCGCCGACCTTCATCCCAAGCGTACAACATTTTTATGGAAACCCGTAAGAAGCAAATTCCGGGCGTCAAGATCTACACCAAGGTCGGTCTCAACATTCGTAAACGAGGAGCAGCATGATGGCAGCTAAGAAAGCAGTGGCGAGAAAGGGTTCGAAGGAAGTAACCAGGAAGCCGAGGTCAGAGGCGGAGCTATCTTCTCTGGAAAAGAAGTTGATGGAGCGGATCAAGTCGGCGCAAGAAGAGATCAAGGGCGACGGTTCTAACCTCATTCGGTTTGATTCACGCGGCTTTGTTTATCAGGGCGCTGAGCTGGGCATGTCGCTCGACGTGGTCGTGCTCGGAAGTTGTTTCGAAAAGACTTATTACGACGCACCGTTCGATAGGGAGGCATCAACGGCGGTTGATCCGTTGTGTTGGGCGCTGGGCGAGGACTCGAAGAACTTGTCGCCGAAGGCAAGCTTGAAGACGAAGCTGTCCGACGCGTGCCGAACGTGTTCGATGAGCGAATGGATCGACGGGCGCAAGGCTAAAGACGAGATCGGCAACCAGTGCCGTGACTATCGCCGGGTGGCGGTGGTGCCTTGGCTTGAAGACCAGGCCGCGCCAGATTTATCCGAAATTGCGTTGATCCGCATTCCCCCGACCAGCTTGAAGAACTTCGCGACGTACATCACGCGGGTGTACCGGTTCCTCGGGCAAGATCCGATCCAGCTCGTAACGCGGTTTGAAATCGATCAGACCGAGAGCTATGGGAAAATTCAGATCCCCTCCATCGTTGAGACAATCGAAGACCGGGAGACGGTCGCGGACTTACAAGCGCTCCCCGCTGAAGCGGTGCTTGCCGACGTCCCGTACAGCCTGACCCCGACCCCAGCGCCGGCACCGCCCCAACGTAAGAAGCGTGCCCGGTCGCGGGTGTGAGCGTTGTGGAAAGGAGATGGCAACATGAAAGGTACATTAGAAGAACGATTCTTTATAAAGGTTCGCAAAGGACGAAAACCTGACGATTGTTGGGAGTGGCTTGCAAGTACTAACGGTGACGGTGGGTATAAGTCTCCACAACGTGTTGTGGAAATAAAATGCCATCACGAGTAACGATTGACTTCGAAACGATGCCCATCGTGTCCGGATCGCCGTCGTCGCCTGAGCCGGTGGGTGTCGCCATTCGAAAGGGTGGCCGCAGTCGCTATCACGCGTGGGGGCATCCGATTGAGAACAATACAACGAAGGAAAAAGTTAAAACGGTCTTGAAGGACTTATGTAAGAACAACATTCTTTTGATGCACAACGCGCAGTTCGATCTGCGCGTGCTCGAAGACCATTTCGGTTTGATGCCAGATCGCGGCTTCGACGACACGAAAATTTTAGCCTTCCTTAAGCATCCGTCGAATAAGACCCTTTCTCTGAAGCCCTTGTCGGAGCAATTCTTCAAGATAAAGCCAGAAGAGCGCGACCGGATGCACGACTGGTTAGGAGAGAACTATCCTCCCGCTCGTCTGGTCGGGGACAAGACGAAGTACACCGCCTTCGCTCCGGGTAGTTTGGCGGGAGAATATGCGGTCGGGGATGTCGATCGGACGATGGATTTATTCAAGCTTTTTGATCGTCAACTTGATAGTGAAGAAAGGGCCGCTTACGAACGGGAAAAGTCGGTAGTCGTCCCCACCATCAAGATGGAGCGGGCCGGCGTTCGAATCGACGTCGATCGGCTCGAAGTGGACTTGGAACTCGCTCAACGCCGAAGAAACATTCTGGGATACGGTCTGAGCGGGCGGTTACGTGACCCGATGATCAACCTCAATTCACGGCCTCAGATGGCGAAGGCGCTTTTTGATGCGGGGCTGGTCAAGGTGTTCCTCAAAACGGAAAAAGAGAATGAATCCGTTTCTATTCCGAGCTTGCGGATGACGTGTACGGACCAGGATTTCGTCGATGACCTGGAGCTTTACTCGAAGCTGGGTAAGTTGATCGGCACGTATATGACCCCCTGGCTCTTTTCTGCACACCAAAATAACGGCTATTTTTACCCTTATTTCAATCCGACAAGGGTAGACTCCGAAAGCGGGGTCGGAGGGACGCGTACCGGTCGGTATAGCTCGAATTTCCAGCAAGTACCGAAGGAAGCCTTCAAAGGGCTCCCGTTCATGCGCAATTACGTGCTCCCGGATAAGGGGTACAAGCTCGTCGACCGCGATTATTCTCAGCAAGAGCTAAGGATCTTAGCGCACTTCGCTGGAGGCGCTTTAACGAAAGCTTATCAAGCGAATCCCCAGCTCGACATGCACACGCACGTACAAGCGATCATCCGAAAGAGTATCCCGGACATCGACCGAAAAGCCGTGAAGACCTGCAACTTCCTGACCATCTACGGCGGCGGGGTGAATCGTTTAGCAGATCAGCTCGGGATCACTCACGAAGAGGCGCGTCGGATAAGGGAGGAGCACCAAAAGGCGTTGCCGGAGGTTGCGGCATTGAACACACGCTTGAGGCGGGAGCATAAGGCCGACGGGTTTATTCGGACCTGGGGCGGGCGTAAGTACACGTTAGATTTCCAGGACTGGTACAAGCTCATCAACGTCCTCATTCAAGGCTCGGCGGCGGACCAGACTAAGGAAGCAATTCGTCGGTACGATGTGAGGGAATTTGTAGACGCTCGTCTTATGCTCCAAGTTCACGACGAACTCGTCATATCTTCATTTGAGACGGAGAAAGGTCTTAGATGGGCGATGGAGGAAATGTCGGAGTGGGATGTACCGATGCTAACGGATAAGACTACGGGCAAATCTTGGGGGGAGGCTAAGTAATGGCTAGGGATTTTTATGAATGGGAATACCAGTCATTAACGATTTTAGAATCTAAGAATTTAGAGCACGATGCCAATGAATTATTGGAGAAATACGGGTTGGTAAACGTTTTGTCGTGGGCAGCGGCAAAATCTCTTGCGCTGTATTCGACGGCGCCGAAGGCTCCGAAGGAGGGAACATGAATAGACGGTGGTTCTTCAAAAGAAGTGCTGCGCTCCCTGCGGCGGTAGCGTTAGCACCACTGGCGAAAGTAATTGAGGAGGTGCCTCCTAAAATACCAAAAGTCATTTACGATCCTCGCGATGAGATGACGATGATGGGATCTGTTAGGCCTTTGTTTGAAGTAACGGCGATGTCGTCTGCTACTTGGGTAAAGTATGACTGAGAAAACGTAGTTATGAAGGGTACATTAGAAGAACGATTTTTTGCGAAGGCTCGCAAAGGGCGCAAACCTGACGATTGTTGGGAGTGGCTCGCCGTTACTAATTCTCAAGGGTACGGTCGAATACGAGTTGATGACCAAATGAAACTTTCGCACCGAATTAGTTGGTGGGTTCATTTTGGACCTATACCTAAAGGACTTCAGGTTCATCATCATTGCGATAATCCACCATGTAGTAATCCGTCGCACCTTTGGATTGGGACTCAGTCTGATAATATTCGGGATTGTTCTGAAAAGGGCCGGCTTATTACTGTGGGAAAATCGAGAATGACGTGTTGTCCTAACGGCCACGAATACACTGTAGAAAATACAGCTTTTGAAACTAACGGTCATCGAAGATGCCGTGAATGTAATCGAAGAACTATTAGAGTCTACATGAGAAAGTGGCGCGAAAAACAACGGCGGTTAGCGTATGTCTGAGACTCGCCAATGGTCCTATTCGTCTTTATCGAAGTACGAAAGCTGCCCCTTACGATATTATTTGAACAAGATTGAAGAGCTGGAGGACAAGCCGGGGCATGCGGCGATGCGGGGGACGAAGATCCACGAGCAAATCGAAGAGTACCTCCGGTTTAGCACCAACGGTCTTCCGGACTTGGTCGAGTCGTCGTTCGGCGAAGAGCTGGACCGCGCAAGAGAAGCGTCGGCTGAGCCGGAGGTGGCGATCTCTTTGACCGAAGATTGGGAGCGGTGCGATTGGGATGACGGTTGGGTCCGGGGAAAGATCGATATGTTGATCCCCGACAAGTCGATCATCGTAGACTTCAAGACCGGTCGGTATTACCCAACCCACCGGGACCAGGCGTCCCTTTACGCATTGATCTCGATGGCGGGCGGGTATACGGAAGATGCGTACGTCGAGTTCTGGTTTTTAGATAATGACGACGTAGTAACGTGGGAGTTCACTCGTCGAATGCTCCCTAAACTAAAAGAAAAATGGGCATTTAAGGCTAAGCAACTTCAAGATGAAACAGAGTGGAAAGCTACACCAAATCGCTTCTGTAAGTGGTGTAGCTTCAATGCTAACAAAGGAGGACAGTGTGTCTATTAAGAGGAATTTCCACAACGCGTTGTGGAAGTAAGTTTGGCCAGTACCTCTGAAGAACGGAAATTTGCTCGCTGGTGTAAGAGCGAAAGTCTCTTATGCTGGAAGTTTACGAGCCCTGGGCACCGTGGTGTGCCTGACCGGGTCGTCATCCTTCCTGATGGTCGAACGGTTTGGATTGAGTTCAAAAATCGAGGGGAAAAACTCACCCCATTACAAGCGAAGACGCATGAAGCACTGAGGAAGTTCGACCATGTTACAGCAACTTGCATATCATTCGTCGAGGCACGCAGTCTCGTCCAGGATCTTCTCACCAAGGCGCTATCAGGAGGAAGCGATTGGTCATCTGTTGGAAAACTCCAGCGCGGGGCTGTTCTTGAGTCCCGGATTGGGAAAGACGGCAGTTACGCTACAAGCGATTAGGCTCCTGATAGTCGGCGGTGCAATCAAAAGGGCGTTGGTCTTCGCCCCCTTACGAGTCATCTACAACGTCTGGCCGAATGAAATCGAGAAGTGGGAGAACTTCAACGGACTCAGTTACTCCATCCTCCACGGACCGAAGCGTGCCCGTAATCTCCTAGAAGACGTCGATATCTATCTCGCCAATCCAGAGGGAATATCATGGCTGTCAGCGACGAACATCTGGAACAAGGTCGATGCCCTAGTTGTGGACGAGTCCTCGATGTGGAGAAACGCTCGGACGCAGCGGTACCGGTTGATCAAGAACAAGCTGAAGGATTTCAGACGACGTATTATCTTGACAGGAAGTCCAGTACCGAACGGGCTCTTGCAACTGTGGAGTCAATTGTACCTCTTGGATTTAGGGAACCGATTAGATCCTCGGTTTACGGCGTACCGCCGAAAGTACTTTCTTCCTATATTCAGATCTTATGGGACGGATTGGGTCCTCCGCGAGGGGGCTGATTCGGAGATCCACGATAAGATCTCAGACATCGTCATGCATCGGTCGAACGACGTGCTCGACCTTCCGCCGCTGATAGAAAACAAAATCCACGTTGAGCTGCCGCCTAACGCGCAAGCGATGTACGACGCGTTGAAACAAGATTTTATTTTAGCGCTGAAGGATAAGGACATCACCGCGGTCAATTCTGGCGTACTTTCTGGGAAGCTAAAACAATTGGCATCAGGAGGGATTTACGACGACCACGGGGTGGGGACTCCTATCCATGATGCTAAATTAAAAGCGTTAAGAGAACTGATCGATGAAGAACAAGGGAACCCGTTACTTGTTTTCTATCAGTACCGGCACGAGTTGGCCCGATTACGAGAAGAGGTCTTTGCTGCCCCTTACCTTGGGTCTGGTGTTTCACCAAAAGAGGGGCGTGAAATTATTCGTGCTTGGAATCAGAACGAGCTTCCCGTTCTTTACCTTCACCCGGCTAGTGCGGGACATGGACTTAATTTACAAGAGTCTTTATGCCGAGCCGCTTGCTGGTTCTCCATCCCCTGGGACCTCGAACACTATGAGCAAGCCACCGCCCGGATCTGGCGACAAGGGCAGAAGCACAGTGTCGTGCTTCATCACATCATCGCCAGGAAGACGATCGATCCGGTCGTGATGCGGTCCTTATCTCTGAAGAGAAATGTCCAGAACGACTTGATGTTCCAGTTGTTGCAGCGGGAGGTGACGAAGGATGGTTGAGAAGATCTTCTGCCCCCTTTGCAGCACCGCGCTGCTTTTTACCGGGGAGTACCGGGACCTGGGCTCGCAACGGTACCGGTGCCCTAACGGACATTTCGACAAGTTTTTCAGAACGGATAAGGACCGAACCCGGCGGAAGATCACTTCGCAGACGAGGGGCGGCTGGCTCGCTAAGGGGTGGTTAGAGGCTCAGGGGGTTTCGTATTCGAAGGTTCCGGTCGGGGTTAAGCCTGGAGCGAACCTGCCTACGCCGATGGAAGAGGGCTCGACCGATAGTGAGGGAGCTTTAGTGCCTTTGAGCGCTTCTCTTGCGGAATCTCGTAAGCTCTTATGAGTAGAATCGCCCAAGGCATCGCGAACAACTTTAGCAGCGTAGTCCCCATCATCAAGGATTCGGACGTACTCCGCGTTAAAGGGGCCGACGGTCATTTCAGAAATCTTCTTATTGGCGACCCGCGACCCGATCGACCCGATTTTCAATCCACCGGCCATCGACTTACGGCCGAAGATTGCTTGCACTGGCTTTGAGCTGTAAACCCTATTCAATTGGTTCATAGTCCACAACCCAGCGACGTCTTTCAAAGCCTGGTTCGGGCTGGAGGGCATGGAGATGCCCGCTGCGCCCTTTAGTCCGGTCGAACGCGTCATGTGATCGACGACGGAGTGAAGTACGAGCATCTGATCTGGATTGTAGACTTGTCGCAGCGCTTCGACCCCGCCCGGAGAGTCCCAAATATTGACTAGCTTCCCGTAGGATTTTTGAATGAACTCGTCATCCATATTTCCTACGTCGCGGGTGTCGCCGAAGATGCGCGAGGTAAACGCCTTGTGTACCTGACGTTTTAGGGCTAGCTTTTGACGCGGGGTTTTGGCGAGCTTCGACAATTCTTCAAGCTGGGTAAAGGGGTTCCCGCCTTTCCACACGTCGATTTCATTCAGGGTCTTGGTAAGCCCCATTTTGGATAGCGCGGAGAAGTCTCCGAGATCTGAATCAATCGCTGCTTTTAAACTCAGGGAGTTTGGTTGGTTGAACAATTTTTTCAGCTCGGGGACTGCGTCGATATCCGCTTTGTTTTGCTGATAGAAATCCTTAATCACCTTGTGGTTGTACTTCCGGGCTGCGCCGGGGGGCGTACTCGCATCAAGATGATTAGCTAGATCGTTCAGGACGTGACGCTGCGCTTGGGGAATGGTGTGGACGTCGCTGTCAGAAAGGATCTGAAAGTACTTGGACTTCAGCGCCGATTCGCGTTGAGCGATAGCTTTTGTATCGAAGTCCGGAGAGCGAACCGCTTGTTGCTGTTGAGCGAGTAGCTCTGGATTCTTGGACATCAACGCGGTCGTCTGCTTTTGACCTCCGACCGCTGAAGCGTTGTCCAAATTGAAAAGTAATTGTTCATTGCCGAACTGGTCAGTGAACGCTTTCCGAGCCGCCGCTTGTTGTCCGGCAGCGGTAGGCAGTTTTGCTTTAGCTCCTTCGGGGAGAAGCCCTTTACCTAAGCTGACTTTTCGAGCAAGTTGCGCCGCCCCCATCGGGGTCGCTAACTCAAGTCCAGTCGCAACGATTGATCTCCCCGGCATTTGCTCGGGTAAGGTTTCGCGAGCGGACTGGCCTGCAAGCCCTGCAAGCCCCGCCAATCCGGCTTCAAGTCCCGGTTTAACCGCTGGTGCGAGCCCTCTTACCGCTGCCGCCGCTTGCCCGCCAATGGGAACCGTTGCGCTGCTTAGTGCTTCGACGCCTGCGCTCGCCATTCGCCCCGGTCCAGTTTGCGGTAGGTATTGGGCAGCGTCTCCGAAAAGGGCTTCTTCTCCTCGACCCAGCGATTCGGAATAAGCCCCCCCGCTCAGCTTGTCTGCGATGGCGGTAAACGGGGCGGAGATAAATTCGTTCCCACGAGCGAAAGCTCCAGGGATTGAGCGAAGGATGTCTTCGCCGTAATTACTTGAAGCCCTTCTTTTCTGGTCTGCAAGACCGGGAGCTTCTTTCTCAGCCAACCATTTTTCTAACCCAACGGCTTTAGCTTCATCGCCCGCTTGACGATGCTTATCGATGAGCTGTAAGACTTCGGTTCGTGTAGCCATTATCTAAACCCAGGCGGGATCTCGCCCAAATCTTCCTCAGCGGGCGGCGGTACGGTCTGGCCGGGGATCCCCGTATTCCCAGTGAATTGAGCTTCCGCTGTCAACATTCTGTTTTGCAAGTTCTGTTGGAAATCGACGACAAAATCTTCCATATTTCGAACGACATCTTCGCGAAGCTGCGGACGGCCGGCGAAGAACCCGGAGAGGGAAGTTCCCACTGCTTCGACAAGACCGTGCTCGCTATATACTTGGTCGATTTGATCCTGACTGAAGGTCGTATCGTCAGGGTACTTCGCGTGTAGGTACGCCAGCATGAGAGAGTGGTGCGTCGTACTGGTTCGGGTCCCTCGTTTCTTCGCTCCCAACCAATTTTCAATCGCTTGAAGCTTTGGTGCTCCTTTCGGGTAGAACCGTTTGACGTGCATCGATAATTGCTTAGCGCTGTCGATGAGATTGTCTATTGATCGTTGCTTAAGGTTCCCTTGCGCGGTTCGTGAATTCGCAGCCGAAATATCTAAACGTTCAGCGGCCATATTTGCGCCGACCGCCGGGACAGGCTCTCCGTTCATAGTGGCAGGTTGAAGTTGCCCATCAACTAACCGGCCCAAGAGAAACCTATTAGGGTCGTTGGGGTCTGGAATCGGAAGAAACGCTGTGTTTGTTTGTCCTCCACGACCCTTTAGTCTGTCATTCGTAACCCGACGTTTAATCTCTTCGGGTCCGATGACGCCTCCCGTTTGAGGATCGATAATGACGCCGTCGTCTCGCGTGGAAAGGCCCGTCAGTGCACCTGACGTTATTGTCTTCGGCTTGTTGAGGCTCTTTAAGTAAGCGCTCGTTTTCTTTTTTTGGTTTTCAAGAGTACTCCTACGGAGATCAATAGATTCCTTTCGGAAATTTCTAGTGTCTTCCCGAGCGGTTTTCTTATCTTCCCGTTTCGCTTCCGCCGCCTTCAGCGCTTCCATATATTTGAACGCGTTCAGCCCGCCTTGCCCGAGGACTGAACCAAAACTGACTGGCCCTTGGCTGGCGGGCCGCGGTTGGTTAGCGGCGAGCATGCTCAAGCCGGCGATGGCCGGGAACATCCCGACATTTTTACCTTCAAAGAGAGGCATTACTGTCCAACCTCCGTGATAGTCAGCGACGTCGGGTTCGCGGCACCGAAGAAGTCAGTCGCATCGGCGTTACCGTTGAGACGTGCGGTGGTTGAGCCCCCTCCGCACCTCAAGTAGTAAGTGACCGCGGTCGTAACGCCGGCGGTTACGGTAGCCTTCCCAGTAATAACGGAAGCTTCTTTGGCCGTACCGGAGGTATGGACGGCGCTGATAATCGCGGTCGAACTTGCTGTCGCGCTTCGGGTGTCGTGAATCGATACCACCGTTGAAGCCGCTGCCGTGGCGTTAGACACCAGTGCAGTGAACTCCAGAATCAATGTATTGTTGGCATTCGAAGGGGTAATGGATGCGGTTGAGGACGCGACTACGGACCCTTCCGTACCGAGGGGGATCGTCCCGTCGATGGGGACCGCGCTGGTAAACGCTTGCCCTGAAATAACTCGGCTGTGAACAACTTGTTTAACTCCGACCGTGTCGTGGCTGTCCTTGATGAAGAAGTTAGATCCATCGCAGACAACCGTAACGGCCTGCCCGCTGCCGGTCAGCGTTATGGTGCTGGCGCCGTTAATCGTCTCGGAGCCGACGGTATTGATGAAGACTTTGTTCGCTGCGACTGACTTCTGAATACCAACAACCCAGCCCGATCCGCCAGCGGCGGCAGTCACTAGTGTTAGAGATTTGTCGCCTCCGGTGGAGTCGAAGCGCATGAACTTTTTCAGATCGACATCCGCCAACGTCGTACTGGCGACGCTGATAGTCGCACTCGTTAGCCAACGGCCAGCTTTACCGACGTTTTTCTTAATCCCCCGGAGATGATTATCTAAAGTAGCGCCAACGACATCGGTCCCTGCCGGGGTATTACTCGCCGCCGTAGCAGCGTTTAAGCTAACTAGGTCTGTCGTCGGCATTACGCTATCCCCGGCACACTAGTTTGCTGGTGAATTGCTCCGGGGAGCTGACTGAGGCCACCGCCCTGTGCGCCTAAGAACGCGAGCATATCCGGCGTAATTTGGCCTTGGTAGCCCGGAGGCGCTCCCGCCCGACCTTGGCCAGCCGCTTCCGCCAGCGAGGCGTAGTTCGGATTTCCGAGGGGTGCTGCCGAAAAACCGCCCGGGGCTGCCTGATTAGAAGCTTGTCCACCGCCACCTCCTAGCCCTGAAGTGAATAAATCGGTCCCAATTTCTCCTAAGGGGCTCCCAAGGAAATCTAACCCGCTATTGATACCCGGTCCAAATAGCCGACCCGGAGCGAGCGCCATCATACCCCCTAACCCCAGTTGGCCGGCGGCTGAACCAGCAATCGGCAGCGCTGCGCCACCCGCGCCGGCACCGGCTGCACTGATAGCACCCAGCTCCCCCGCTAAGCCCCCACCGGCGCCAGCCGCGCCCAAGGCGGGGAACATAAAGGGGGCGGCGAAAGCTCCTGCGGTCAAAGCCAGTGGTAATGCGGCTGATTTGCCCATTTAGAAATTCCCGCTTTGTCGTTGAGCGAAATATGCGTTGCGAGCCGCGAGCTGTTCAGGCGTCAAGCCTGCCGCTGACATCCCCATGTTGGGAGTCCACGCAGGCGCTACCGGTGCAGGCGCCGCTGCTGCGGGTGTTGCTGCTACCCCAGGTGCCCCTGCTGCTGCCGCCGCTGCGGGCGATAGTGCGGGGGTTTGTGCTGCAGGCAGCCCCGCTTGAGGAGCCGCGTCGATAAGTTGCCCAACCGGCGACTGTTGGAATTGGTCCCGGGTTTGGAAGGGAAAGAGATCGGGTATCCCCTGATTCGTCCCAAGCGCTTGAAACGCTTGAGGCACTAAGTTGCCCACATTAGGGGGAACAATTCCGCCCGTCGCGGGGGTTCCTCCGCCAGGAGGGCCTCCTACAATGGGATTTCCACCAGCAGGTCCCCCTTGATGAGGATCTAATCCCAATTGGGGACTTTGGGCAAGAATTTCGTGGGGCAATAAGCCGCCCGCACTCGGGAATTGTCCCCCTGTACCTTTATTTCCGAAACCACCCATTATCTTGAGAATCCTCCGGCCAACGCGCCGAGTCCGGCGCCTATTGGTCCACCGTATTGGTTATTGAACCCTTGTCCTAAGCCGTATCCCAGGAGCCCGCCTCCTAACATCCCCGCCGTGGACGACGGCTGGTAGTACCCCGGTGAGGTCGTCGCGGTTGAACCGCCGCTGCCCATCGAAGCGCCTATGGCGCGTCCGAGGACATCGAGATTCGCGTACGGGCTCTGTCGTTGCTCTTCGAACTTTCGGATAGCTTCATTGATATTAGCTTGGCTCAGGTCGCGCATAATGTCCCCCGCCCCGAGCTGGAGCTGCGATTGAGCTTGGGGGATGGCGACTGAACCTGGGATCGCTTGCTGCTGGAGCTGACGTTCGCGCGAATAGTTCCCCCCGTAGATATTGGTAGCCAGGTCATTCAGCCCTCGGTTATAGACCTCTTGCACCCCGGTATTGGTCAGGTTGTTCCCGGCCACGGCGTTAGACATTCGGGACTGGACCTGATCTGCCGCTCGGTTAAACGTCTGGTCGAGGTAGGGGTTCGAATTCAGGAACCCCCCGCCCAAGGTGTACGCGTTCAAATTCCGGGCCTGATTGACCTCGGGGGTATAAAGCGCGGACTGAAGCCCCTGTTGATGAGCCGCATTCAGTGGCGAAATCCGTTGACCCTGGTAGGTGGAGTACGGTGTTTGGGAGAGATCTTCGGCCCGCGATAGAAACCGCTTGGCAGGCTCTTCGACGTACTCAGGTGGTTTTGAGATCGAAGTAGTCGTCTGACTTGACGGGCCGCCGCCTCCACCACTACCCATCGCCTATACCTCTTTAATCAATTCAATTTCGTGAAGCCGGAACCCTAATGGTTTAGCCCAGCGTTCGAAGCACATTTGGTCTGACCGAAACGTAATCGTTGTAGCGTTTATTTTATCAGCCAACTGTTCAATGTGCGCCAAGCCTTCCGCCAATATGTTACCGCCGTTTCTTACGCTATGCAGAAACCAGATGTTCAAACTCACACGGCCACTGAAGGGATCGTTCCTTTGGTTCAATACGACAAACCCAAGGTACTTACCGGATTCAAGACCTATATAAAGTGTAGCTTGATGCGTTTTGAGTAACCAATAAACGTCCTCTTGGAAAACATCTTGAGTTTCATGCACTAAGCATTCTGATAATCCTTCGCGAACCGTCCCCCACCATTTTCGTAAGTTTTCAGGGGCGACGTACTCCAACTCAAACGCCACTTAAACCGTCCCGTCGTGAAGGAATTTGTATACCGTCCCTTCAACGTTCATCTCGACGTACTGGTTACCCGATCCCGCTGAAGCTGCCCCACCAGTATCTCCATCAGAGTAGACGAAGCGCTCAGCGCCCGATCCCGTCGGAATACTGCCGTTGATGTAGATATGGTTGATGCAATCATCAACTGAGCCTGAGAAATTAACTTCGGTGCCACTAGTTGCCGGATTGACTCGGCCAAGGAATATAGAGCTTTGGCAGTCCTGAGCGTTCACAAATGCTTCGGTTAACACGCCCGCGCCCGAAGTGTGGAGCATGACAAGGCAGCCGCGGAGGAAGCGGAAATCAAGATGTCGTGTTGTCGCTGCGGTGCCTTCGGCGCGGCAATTGATCATCATGCCGTTAATCGCGATAAACGAATCTTGCCGAACTCTCCAGGTATCTGCCCCGGGATTGTGGGTATACAATTCTCCCCCGGTGATGTCGGCGTAACGCACATCCCCATTCTTATCGCCATCGACGCGTGTCGTCCCACCATTGAGCGACGAACCTGCAAAACCCATCGGACAGAGTTGCGAATAAAAATCGACGTGGCTTTGCCAGCCCGTAAGGAACATTCCGGCCGCTATGCCTTGGACCGCAAGCTGGTAATCCCCTCGGGTGTTGTGCTCCGTAGTGATATCTCTCCAGAGTCCGCCTTTATAACCGACGACTAGATCTTCATCGGCGATTACCGTCCCCCAATTAGTAGCCGTCGTGGCCTGCCCGACGATCGCAACCCCTCGGAAAATCGTCCCGTCCGCACTCGCTCTCGACTGAATGTCCTTTCCATCTTCAAAGACCGGCGTCAATTTACTGATCGTGATGCTGGCGCTGGCCGCTTCAGTGGCTAAGATGCCAGGGTTCGTCGCCTCATTAACCGTGATGACGGTGGTCGACGGCGAGCCGTTGACGGTCACCACTTTGTGATCGTTGGCAGTTCCGCCGCGCACGAGCAAGATGTCGTTATCCGAGAAAACGGAAAAGTCGACCGCGCCGGCTGTGGTCAATGTCGATTGCGCTACGGTAATGTCAGTCGCAACGACCTCAGTGCTTTTAGCAATGTTAGGTCTGATTTGCGTTGGCCACGATCCTTCGGTCGGCTGCGCCGATAAGTTCGATCCAATGATCGCCACACCTTTAGGAAATATCGTCGAGCTGGTTACGTAATCCCCCGGCGGTAGAAAGACTCTGGTATGCGGGCCGGTATCAAACGCCGCATCAATTGCCGCTTGGATCGCTGCGGTGTCGTCAGTAACGCCGTCTCCCGTTGCCCCGAAGTCATCTTGAGCGTTAACAATTCCGTAGGGGAATATCGCAAGGTTGTTAACTCGGTTCGTAATGTCAGTGAGGTAATCGGTCAGTGCCCGACGGACGTGGGGGTCAATTCCTTCAGCGGGAAGGAAAATTTCTTGTAAACGCGGCCCACCCCGGCGCACTCGGTAATCAGTAAAGAGGCTTTGAGTAGTCGCCATTACTCTTCACTGTCGATCTGTGCGCGGTAATCGATGCCTAGTAGCTCCATCTCTCCCACGTACTCTTGCTTAAACTTCTGCCAACGTGCGGCATGGACGCGATCAAACCCACCCCGGAAAAGAGACGCTATACCGTTAAGCGTGGTCTCGTCCCCTCCGTGAACATCTGAATAGATGTATTGCTGGAGCCCTATCGTGGGGGCCGTCTTGAATCGTGGGCGGATACGATCGACTACCGTAATCTTGTCGTCCGTCCCGATGTTCCAGGTTGTTAGCCGGCCAATCCCAGGGTTCCCGTTAACAAACCTGAGCCGGTTCGACCCAAAGGTATCTTCGACAACCGCCCATACCGGAGTGCCGGTCGTAGGCACCCAATCGTCGTAAGACGAAGCGGGTAAGTCGTCATACGCCGTCGCCGCGTAGAGCGTATTCAGTCCGTCATAAGTTACCGAGGTGGGTCGGTATTCAAAGACGGCTTGAACATCTAAGGGGAACCCACCACCACCGCCCTGAGCCCAGCGATCTGACCGATAATTGTAGGCGACGTACCGGTCTAAGGTTGCATCGGCGCCGGAAGGGAAGTACCAAATGACCCGGAACTCTTGCCGGTCATGGTAGCCGATCATCTTATCGGCTTCGGCGATGTTCAGATTCTCAAAGAACCATTTCGCTACCCGGTTTGTTCCGATAGGGATCGGCCGCGTACCGTCGTAGAGGTACGCGTTATCGAACCCCCAGAAGAGGTGCGCAGTCTCGATGCTGACAACGGAGAAGGGTCCCCAGGTGCCCAAGCCATCCCCTGGAATCGCCCGAAACCGCCAAACCTCGGGGACGCCGACGTACTGGCCCAAGAACATCGATTGCTGTTTGTACGCGACGAGGTTCGATCCCAAGCGCTTGGCCGCTGTGATCTCTCCTGGGTAGTCGGTCAATCGCCCCGAAGTGGATTGGGTCGCGATGCTTGTCGTCCAATCGCTGACGTTACCCGCCGCCGAGCACAACCAGCGGTCGGGCGCATCCCCGTAAATGGGGCCGGTCAGATCTGAATCGTCGATGTTGAACGCAACCGCGAAGTCCAGCACGGTCTCGACGATGCGCGCTTTGAACATCCCACTTGAAACTGACATCGAAGTAAACGACGCCGTAGCCGTCGAAGTTCGTTGAATTTTATCGCCTTTTTGAGCAGCGAGGATGATGTCTCCGTACTGAGCGAAGGTCCATTGAGCTGCGCTATTAGCGGAGTACGTCCCGCCGCCATTCTTAAAGTTTGTCCAAGTTGTCGACGTCAACTTATAAATCGTAGAGGTCGTTCCCTTAGTAGCGACATAAATCTCATTCGTACCGTCGAGCTTCGTAACGGAAGCCCCCGAAGCTGCGGTCGAAGCGATGACGCTAAAATCCGAATCAACATTAGAAGGGATCGTTTTGACGCCATTTAGCGTGGGGAGTAGCGCGTTACAGTCCGTGAGCACACCCGGCTCCGAAGGATCGGCATCGGGAGCGAAGCCTTTAATCGGTTGGTAAGGCATATCAGGAACTCTTTCCGAAATCGTTAAGGCGGCTTAATGCCTTAGCACGCAAGTTCGTTAAATGAGCCATTTCCTGAGCATAGTTCTCGTGGTCAAACTCATCGGTTCGGTTTTCGTTCGTATACCGATCAAATTCTGATTCTAAATACTTAATCTCTATGTCGATAAGTTCAATTTTATTTCGGATCTGAATAAGCGATTCATCCCCAGTAACCGAAACCTCGAACGTCGGCCCCTGGTTCCGGCGAGCGCGCCCTCGGAATTTTGTATCCCTTTCTGTTCTCCCACGCCGCGGCGCTGGCGGACGCTTCCTCCCACCGTAGGAAGTTCGCCCTCGCCCCCCGGGCTCACCGCCGCCAAGTCCCGCGGTCGCTACGACCGGGTCGGGGCCTAATAGTGAGAAGTTGTCGAACTCTGAGGTCAGCGTATCGGTTGCAACGCCTACGGAGAATTCAATTCTGAGCAGCGCGTCCCCAGTGACGGTAAAAGTATCGTTGACTGAGCCGTCAATCTCTTCAAACGACGAAGAGTAGACCGTCGACGTTGTCACTCCAACGACGTCGATATTCCAAGAGCCCGCAGTGCCAATAAACCCATCGGCGGTGAACGTGTACTGGCTGCCGGAAACAACGACGATGTTCTGGTCGTTTTGCCCAACCGCCTCTTCACCGCCTCCGACGTTGGTCATCACCACATGCCCCGTTGACTGGGTGATGGTCCCCGTCCCGGTGAACATCTGCCATCCCGTGACGTCGGCATCGAACGTCCGATTAATGAGGATGAGTTCGACGGCCATTAGAACTTCGTCGGTAAGACTCGGTGGCTGGACACTTTGAAGACCGTCTCACGGATTAGCTCTCCGTACACTCGCTCCGCTTCTTGAGAAAAATAATTTGCCAGGTTGGGGTTACGCAGCTCATCTCGAAAGATGGTGGCTTTAGCACGAAGCCGAATCATCTCTTCACCGTCCGTCATCCACTTGTTCGTCGCACCCGTGGACGCGCTTAAGCTAACTTCATCCAGTTTGAACAGCCCCGCCCAACGCATACCGTAAGCATCATTGGGCGGAGGATAGAGCCTGACCTCATTAGAATGAATCGCAAACATCTCCGGATATCCGTAATACTGACCAGAATCGATACTCTCAATTCGATGCCAAGTAACGTGGATGATGGGGTAATCGCGAGTGCCGATTATCATTCGAATGGAATCTAGGCTCAGAATATTAGGGGCAGAGGTTACGGAAAGCGTGACCGCGGTCGTGCTGGCAACAGTTGTCTTGAGCGCTCCTTGGAACTCATTCCAAGCGAACCGCCGACGTTCGAAGTACCCAATTGCTCCGATAACCGCCTTGCCCACGGCCGAAGCGGAAGCAGAGATCTCGCCTCGCTTCACTTCTTTGGAAACTCGAACCTTCATTGTTCCGAAGTCACTCAACGCCCTATCCTCCTCACCACTTTTTCCGGGAGCGGTGACCCGTTGATAATCTCCCCCGGTACTCAGGTACCCCTTCAGGATAATAGTCGTCGGGGACCTGCTTATCGCAATACTTCTCGTGCATCGCCTTACCCCTTCCGACATATTTTAGACAATGTTTGCAAACTCCTATGGGAACTTCCTTATTAAGAGGGGGGACTGCCGATACGACGCATGGATTCGAGGACCTGTCTTCCTCTTTCGTTAAGCGAATAACGGGCCTTGGAATCCGGTTTAGTTCCAATTTTTTTATCCGATAAGCGTCTCGTCTGCGCGGCACTTTGATTTCCCTTTTCGTTAAGAAGGTCATCCAGCATTAAACGCCAATCGTCCGCATAATCACAGCAGAAGTAGTCGTCCCACCAGGGGCCTCCTAAAGTGTAATGGACGAGTTTAGCCTTTGAATTATAAGGATATTCCCCTACTAACCAGTTCCATACCGGAGGTAGATCCCCGATCTGACCCTCGCTGTCGAGCCATTTGAACTGATGAAGCTCCAAACCAGAAGCGGAGTTGACGTATTCAGGAGTTAGTTTATAGCATCGGCCAGTGTTCATGAGCATGAGCGAAGACCAGTTCTTTTTCTCGTACTTCGTCTGCTTATTACCGAGCATCTTAGTTTTAGACATCGGCGTGTACTCGTGCTTGACCACCATGACCGCGTAATCGCTGTTCCGCATCTCGTAGAGTTCGTTGAGGTCAGCCCGCGCCAGCATGTCGGTGTCCATAAAGATCGCCCACCCCGTGTAATTGCAAAGGTAGGGGACCAAGAAACGGGTCAGGGAGAACTCTGTCGAGTGGAGCTTCTCTCTTGGGCGGGTGTGGATCTCTTCAAGCTGGTTCCGCTTGATGGGAGTAATCGAGATTGGCGAGCTAGCGTACTTCTGAATCGAATGACTGAGCACGTGATAGGCACTCGATTCGTTCGGGTCGTACCCCACAAAAACTCGGATTGGATTTTTCATTATTTCAACCTTGGTAAGCGACACAATTTTCGCAAACAGTATCGGAAACATCTTTGTTTAGGTGCGCTTGCCGAAGCTCGGTGAACGCTTCTGAATTCCAAGCATCCATGAAGCTCATCGTGTTTAAGTCTCCGATGTCAAAGGTGTCGGAAGCTCCAAAACAACAAACAGATAAATGTCCATCGGCCCGAACGTGGCCTTCAGTAAAGGCGCTCCAACAAGGTAAAGGCTCTCGCAAGGCTCCGATACGCCCCTGGTTCCCGGCAATGGGCCTATAGCCGAGTTCCTCTTCTCGTTGAGTAGCGAAGGAGCCCATAGAATAGAGGGGGAGCCAGTAGTGCTCATCGACATAGGGAAATACCCTTTCTCGAAGTAGCGCTTCCATCTTCTTTTGTTGCTCACCGTCGAAGCGAATAGACGAAGCATAAATGCCGCAATTAAAATCACCGCGGTCACGGATCGCTTTCGCCCACTTGAGGTTCTCAAGCGCCTTATTAAACCACCGGGGCGCTACCCCCATCACTTCAGTAAATTGTTCGGCGTCGTATGCGTTAATCGAAAACTTAAGGGAGTCGAGCCCCGCTTCTAAACAAGCTTCGATTCGATGGGGCGGTGCGATTGATCCGTTTGTCGTGAGAAAGACGTAAGGGAATCCCAAATCCTTCTTACACCAGCGGATACAACTCTCAAGTAAGCCCGCGTTCATGAAAGACTCCCCAAGGAAGAAGACCCCAATCTCTTCCACCCCAGCTTCCCACATTTCACCGGTAATCCGTTTGAACAAACTGAAGTCCATATCTTGCTTCGGCTGCTCGTCACGCATCCGCAGGGCGCAAAACCCGCAGCGGTAATTGCACCGGGGGCTACATTCGATTTTAACGGACTTCGGAGCGGGTGGGATAGGGGAAAGATGGGTCTCAGGGATCTTGGTAACCGCGTCAATGCGATCAGTAATATTCATAGGGGCCTCAAAGTACAAGTAAATTCGCCTTCAGTTGCTTGGGTTTCAAGCACTTCCCATCGCTCTCTTATTTTAGGCATCCACCATTCCACAGGCTCAACCACGAGGTGGGCGTTCCTCCCGTCAGCTAGCTCCTTAATAGCGGGGCGCGTCGCAACGTTGAGGATGCACAACCGCTTCGTGAGCCGGCTCAGGTCGTCGAGAACCGTTTCGGTGAACTCCGGCTCGACGTGCTCCATGACGTCGGTGCATACGACGATGTCCGCTGGGGCGGGAGGCTCAATGTACTTCTCAAGGGCGGGATCGAACATCTTGATTTCGAAAGGAAGGTGCAAGTTCAGTTCGGCCTTTCCGCAGCCGTAATCGAGAACGTCGTTAGTTTCTAGTTGAGAGCAAAAGCTCATCACGATGGGTGCCCATCGCGAAGAGTGCTTGCCGTAGTCCGCTCGGTCGCGGTGGAGCTGCGCGTTCAGCGCTCGATATTCATCGGAGATCATTACGCTGCCTTTCGCTTTCCGTAAAGACTAATTAACTCTTCTTTAACTTGGTTAAGAACGCTGTCCCAATCGTCGCCGACTTGACGGATCTGACGAACATGATCGCCGTACCAAATCATCTTATCGTCCCCGTAAGAATTTGCCCCCGGTACCTGATACCGCCATGCGGGACGAGAGGGCGTGAGCGACCAGCACTGAACGCCGAAGGCGCCGCAGGCGTGGACTAAGGAATTGTTGACCGAGATCACCAGGTCCAGGGAATGGATGAGCCCGCCGTAGCATTCGTCGAGATCGTTGACTACATCGAAATCATGATTAAGCTCGATGCCGGATTCTTTTTGGAACTCCAATGCGACCGCCGTATTCCATCCCATCTTCTCGGCGTTATCGTACTGAAGGCTTATCCAATCTACGTCGACCGAACGAAGCAAGTCTTCCCAATCTTTAACGGGGACCGACCTCAGATCGTTACGCGTAATAACCGTCCCGCCTTTCCAACTGATCCCAATCTTCGGCCGGCTTCCAAGCTTTTCGAGACGCGATTTGTGTTTGTCGACCAGATTATCGAAAGGCTTCAAATAAGGCTTGCGGGGGAAATCCTCGTCTGTCTGACGATAATACTGGCACAAGTTGAAGATGGGTGCTTGGCTGTCAATCTTGTGCCACTGGGGAAACGTAATCTCTTTCCAAGGTACCTTACGCGTTCCGTAAATTGGAAAGTGATCACCAAAGTTGTGGCGCATGATTGAAACTAATCGCGGGTGAGCTTCGTAGATGATATCGATGTCGTGGCGAGCATCTTCGAAAACTGACGACGCCAAGATCTCATCCCCAACGCCCTGCTCTCCGTAAACGACAACGGACTGTCCTTTTTCACCTTCCCAGTAAGGGACTTTGCCTTCTTCGACATAGTGTCTAATCTTCCGTTGCTGGCTTGAATTGATGGAAAGCGTGAGCCCGCCTCGGTAGCCTTCCCAACCCTCTTTCCAATGTCCCAATTCAAGATGCGCTAATCCTGAATTCCACAAACCATCTCGATTTTTTGAGTCTATTTCAAACGCTTTATCGCACCACTCAAGACATTGTTTAGGTTGCCCCATATTGACGAACCCTGTCGCCATATTGTTATAGAATTCCGGCTGATTAGGATCTAACTCAATAGCTTTCCTAAAGACTTTTTGACCCTCTTCAAAACGTCCTTCGGAATTATAAACCCAACCAAGGTTATTATAGACTGCTGAAGATAATTCTTTATCGATCGGGGTCCCTTCTAAAGCTGCCCTGTACAGCATTTCAGCCATCCCGTAACGACTTTCGCGCATATAAGTCACGCCTAAAGAAAACAAAGCCCCGGCGTTATTTCGGTCACTGTCTAAGAAAAATTCAAAGATGCGTCGAGCTGCCCTTACATCTTCAAGGTTAGTGGACTGTAGTAACTCCGCACCCTTAGCGACCATCTCTTCCGGCGATTCAAAACTCATTTGTTGTTGGTCTTTCATAAGCCGAGCCAATGTTTAATTATCAAATTCCCTCCTAAAGAAAAGGGGGCGCGGCGCCCCCTTTTAGCAGCGAAAATTACTTGAACCTATTGGCCCCCAGCAACCGAGTAAATCACGAGATAACGAATTGCTGTTGAAGCGGTAACCGTTCCCGATTGAAGAGTTGCGGTTACATACTTAAACGATTCGTTCGTGGTTTCCTCTCGAACGCATTGGTACGGACCATGCTGAACAGATTGACCCGCAGTACCCCCAGCTTTGAGCGAAGTCAGCGCACTTGCACTGAGCGACCCCGCTTCAGCTCGGATACCTACGTTGTAAACCTGCGTAGCCGCCCCCGTAGAATGCTCTTCCACAACAGTGACCAAAGCATCGGGTGGGATTTTTGCAAGTAAAAGCATCCCCGACCCCGAAGCGGAAAGTCCCGCCCCATCGTAGGTACCTTGCAAAATATGCGTCCCCGTATGCGGCCGATGTGGCGTAATTGCTGGCAACGCCAAAGAAGCAGTAGCAGTAACAGCCATCGTACTTCCTCCTATGTTGCGCCAGCTCGGGTGCGGCTAGTTACTTGAACGATCGTACTGTAATCCAGCGAATTAAATACCGCCTTCTTCAGTCCGCCAATCAAGCCTGCCGATACGCCTAGCTGATTACGATAGTCGAAAAGTTCCTCGGTCCAGCTCATGCGTGAACTGCCAAACCCTCGACCGAAGCCCATGATTGCCGCTTGTGCGCCACAGAAAATTGCTCGGCGGGTATTAGTTAGAGTGCCCGCTGTCGCTGATCCCCCATGTGGTACTCGCGTCGATTCATGGATGATAACGTTGTTGTACATCCCCAACGCACCCGTAAAGATCGGGTTATTGGAAACTTCACCGCCCTTCATCGCCGACTGCTGAATATGCTGCCACGTCACTCCGGCACCCGCCGATGTCGCGTTGGTACGCAAATCAAAGGCTTGCTCAGGATGAACGAACAGCACCCAACAATCTTTCCCATCAACTCTAATGGGTCGAATTTGAGGTGTTAACGTCTTTGCTTGAAGAACGAGATTGTCGATCATTGCCAAACTTAGAATGTTTGATGCGCTGACCGAAGCTGACCCGACTTGAGTTTCGGTAGTGTATCCGCTGGTTATCGTACCAAGAACGACGTGACCTGTTGTAGGTTCTTCAGCCGCTTGCAAACCCACTCGACCAAGACCCGTAGTCAAACGCGAACCGGCGAGCTGGTTCATAAACCAACTATCGATTCGGTCAGCCCACCAATCCTGAAGCCCCATTCTCGCTTCCTCGCGAACGCTGAATGGGATCCGCTGGTCGCTCATCTTCCCGCCGGAACGTACGGCGTGTCGGAGTTGGTCGATGAAAACGTCATCAGTAAACGTCGTCAAAGCCTCCTCGTTACCTTCTAAGGTGCCATCTCCAATGATACCGTCGCCGGTGAGCAGCATGCGTAACGTGCAGCGCACTCGATCACCGGGGCCTTTTTGCGTATCCGTAACGATTTGGCACAAAGAGCCTGAGCTTTCGCCCATGAACTTATAAGCCCAGGTGGACTTTAGTGCCTCACGAAATAGCTTTCTTGACCACAGCTTGACGGCTTCCGGAGCGTTGACACCATAACTTGTGTTAGCCATGAGTTACCCCTTAGTCGTTACCTAATTGCCTACACCTTTAACGACGGTGCGCCGAACAACCCTTTTACGAGGGGTAGACTCGTAGTGCTCGTTAACGATGAGCTTCGAAGTTTCCACAACGTGTTGTGGAAACGGATTCATTGCCCTTCAAAAACACGGACAGCCGGCCAGGTACTCTTGAATATCATCGAATGCTGTTGCGGAATGACCAAGTTCAGGCTTATCGGGCCTGACGCTCTTTACCACACACTCTAATTCTGAGCCTCCTCCCTGACCGGTGTCCGGACTCAAATCATTGCCACAACTCTTTCCAGCCATCCCCGCTGGTCGCTTTGTCGAAATCGGAGTCCGACATCGAAGCGAGGTCATCGAACGAAAGCGATTCACGCGGTGTGGAGCCGCGCGAACCCATTGATTCAGATCGCTCAATATTTTCGTTCAATTCCTTCAGATTAACATTTCCCGGCGCTGCCGCGGGAGCCGCCCCCTTATACCCGCGTTCACGAGCTACCTTATAGAACATTTCAACGGGATCGACCCCGTTGTTGGTTGCTGTAATCGCGTAGTTGAGCGCTTCCGAATCTAGGATCTGGCGTGCTTGGGGCTCTTGGTACCCTAGATTCTTCAGCTCATTGAACCTGCTATTTCTCAGAAATTCAGTAGCTTGGTAATAATCAGGGGTCTTAGCCGCAAAGGTCGCTTCCTTTGTCTGGAATTCCCGCTCGAACATTACGATCTTCTCTTGGTTCTCGCGTTGCTGCCTTTGCTGAGTGGTCTCCGCTTGGAGCCGCTGAGCCGTTTCCTCCTGCATCCTTAGCCGACCGTCGAGATTCGATGCCGGATCTTCGTCGAACGAAGGGATCTCCGGCTCAGCCGCTTTAGGTTGGGCCGTTTCCTGCTGAAGCCTCGCTTGGAACTCGTTGAATCGCTCTTCCATCCGCCGGACTTGCTGCTCCATGTCCTTGCGGCGCTCACGCTCCTCATGCAGCGCTTGGTGCGGCACCATATCGACTTTAGGTTCAGCAGGAGAAATCCCCTCCGAGCCCTGAGCATCGGGAGGAGAGAGCGAAGATCCGTCCTCGGGGACAATCGAAGACGGGCTCGGCTCAGGGGCCGGAGGAGAACTGTCGTCCGGTGCCGGCTGTACCGGCTCCGACATTTCGCTTTCAGTCAAATCAAAGCTTGGTTCGTCTGCCATTACGATAACCTTTTTGCTATATCCGCAACCTCACCCCCTTGGGTTTTGAGGTATTCAAGGATTATAGCGCGTCTTTGGTCCGACTCTTCGCGGAAATTTGTAAACTTTTCGGAGAGACTATCCATTTTTTCGACATTTTTACCCATCTCCCCCGCTAATCCGTCAACCTTTCCGGTGTTCTCTTCCACCTCATCCATCATTTCGACAATTTTTTCAGCGCCTTCGACTTGCCAATTGCCGACGGTTAACGCTTTGTCAAATTCAGTGCCAGCTCGTTTAGAGTCGCCGGAGCGTTGGAGATCTCTCGCTGCGTCGTAATGTTTCATAGCTTGTTCAACCTGACGTTTCTCACGCTCATCGCTCAGAGAAATGACCTGAAGCTCCTTCTTACTAGCGATATCCTCGGATTTAATTTCACGTTCTAAGTTACAAGATTCGCGAAGCTTCTCCATTTCAGCGTCGTATCGAGCATGAATTTCGATGAGCTTCGCCGCACGATCAGCATCGGAAATCTTCATCTTGGCGATTCGATCCTGATCGTAACGTTTGCTCTCCGCTAAAAGCTTTTCGCTAGCGAGGAACGCGTCAAGCTGCGCTTCCTGCCACTTAAAGGCGAGCTGCGACTGTTGCTCCTCTCGCTTATCCTTGAGCTGCTTATTCTCTTCCTGGGTCTTTTGCATCTGCTCTTGCATCTGCTGCATCTGCTCA